ATCATATAGTGCACGACATCCTTCTGCTCATCGCTGAGAGAATCGTAAACATCCTGGATAGTCGGATCAGCACTATTACTAGCGTGCTCTACCGTCGAATCCTTTGAGTCGTCCTGCTTCTCATCCTTCTTGTCTTCGTCTTTCTTATCACCCATGTCGTCATCTGACTTAGGCTCAGGCTGATCTTCATGCTCGAGAGTGAGACCGGTGTAAATGATAGCCTCGTCCTCTAGCGTTTCAACATCACCATCCGAATGTGCAACCTGAACGTAATCAATCTCCGCACCAGGATTTGCACCAGCGAGAACAAGGCTGACTTCACGAATAACACCATGAAGAACCTTCTTCGACTTCTCGAGAAGGCTGTTCGCGTAAATCGAAAGCTTGGTGATGTCCTTATGCTCGACTAGAGTCTTGGCATTCTTACCCTGAGCGGTACTATTGAAATACCCATACCCATAGATGCCATCTGCACGAGCCTCAAGCACCGTGTGTCCGAGAACGTTCGCAGGATCGTTGTGCCCATGCTGCCAAACCAAAGGAACCGTCAAACCGTCCATGTCCTTGAACGCTTCGGGCGTGATGGTTCGTCCGTCAGAGCACTTGAGTCCAGCCTTTGTAACGTAGCCGCTGAAATCAGCTCCCATTTTGACTGTCTCCTTCCTAAATTACTGGAGTAGCCTGCCCCGACGGAGCTGGCTGTTGTGGCATGTTACTATTTATAAGCTGATCAGCTTTAGGATCCTTAGAAGGCTTCCATCCAAGAACACCCCTGATCTCATTTGCAGAAACGACCTCATTACGAGTAAGTTTATCTACAATTTCGGCGAAGTCCTTAATCGGAATGAGCTTGAATGGATCTCGGAAGTAGGCAATCGATTGAAGCTGTGTCCTCGCTGTTTGCGTAAGGAACGTTCGCTTCATAGCTTCTGTAATAGCAGCTAGGATCGGCTCGACTGTTCGGTTAATGTAATTTAGCATGGCCGCTTCATCAGCCGTGCCGTTCATAACCTCTTCGGTCAACCCTAATTGTCCGTAGAGCATCTTCGTCAAATACTCAATTTGAGCAAGAAGATTATTTTCAGCCGGTCGATTCAGCTGAGTGATCTTTTCCGTTCCATCTGTATAGGCGATGCCGTATTGACTACCCTTTAGTTGGAACTCGATGTCAGTTCGACGTTGTTCTGCCTGCTGCCGTCTTGCTTCGGATTTGATCACATACGGAAGTTGAATGATAAGGTCAAGTTTGCCAGAAGCAGACTGTTCATCAATCGCGTCGAGGAAATTGAGTTTCCTAATCAATCTCTGAAGAGTCGAGTTCGGCTCGTTCATCACAGAATAGAGAGGATTCTCGACGATCGCTACTATACGTTTCTCGAGAGTAATCTCTTCGCGGCGACCAAGAAGTTCATTGTACAAATTTACTCGAACATGTCTTGGATACCAAGCGACAATCTCTCCTACTCGCATAGTTTTGATGTCGAAACTTCCTGACAATTCAGGATTAAGAGTAGTATCAACAGGAACAACAGCTATACAACCCTTATCGATAAGAGACATTGTTACGTCTTGCCGAAAAGCCCTTGCTGCCTGATCGACGTTGGCCTCAACACTTAGACAATTATTAAGGCCACTTTTAATCTCCTCTGTAAATCGTCCTTCATCATCCAAACGGACGTGTTGGATATTTACAGAAGCTACATCGATTCCGATCCGTGTATAAATAGAGGAGATGATGGAACGTTCGCTCGACCAATTAAGTCTTACGCGGTCCGGTCGTGACCCATAACTGGCACCATAATCACCAGTCCAGGATCGAAGCCGAGTATCTACGTCTTGGTTAACAAAAGCGTTCCACGCGTGCTTCAACCGCGAACCGAAACCAGCCATATGTCACCTCCTTTCATTAAATAGCTGTCGGAATGATGTTTATTCAAATGCTTCCTTATTTGCCTTGTAAGCGATATAAGCGTCCATCAAAGCAGCAACATTATCGATCTTTTCTTCCTGTCGCTTCTTCAGAAGCTTTCTATTACCGTTTGTATCTTCGAGTGTAATCGCATTTCCCATAGCAAACGTCATAAGAGCTTGATCAAAGATGAGTGCGCGCTCTTCACTTAGAATCTTCAACTCGCCAAGAGGAACAGATTCAGACTTTGCGCCTTGAATGACCTTCTCGATACCAAAAGGCCCATTCTCTGCTTCCCAGCGAGTAACAAATTCTTTAGCGTTGTATGGGTCGAAACCCAGAGTGCGAACATCATACTCTGATGTAGTAATGAACTGATCAAGGTCTTCGTAAACCTCCATCATGTCTAGAACGTTCCCTTCTAGGACATGCAAGCTACCCTCAGCTGTGAATTCATCGTATTTCGATCGCATTGCACCTGGCAATTTCATCAACGTCAATGACGTAATGTAACTTCGAGTTTTGACTCCGTATGCTCCGTTGGCTAATGGGAAGAGAAAGGTGAAAGCACAGAAATCGTCACCTTGGGAAAGGTCTGCTCCGAGTGAGCATGGCAATTGCCAGAATTCTCTTGGTCGATGAGGAAGGGTTTCTTCGTATGTAAAGAAATACGTGTATCCTTCCATGGGAATCCCAAAACGCTTAGCAAGGATATCATTTCTCGAGGCGGGAGCTTTCTCTGCACGCTCAACGTCGAGTTGGTAAGTCTCATATGAAATTGTCCTCCCCAGATTCGGGTTGGCTTTTGCCCACATTGCTGGATCGGCGACTTCCTCCAGCTCATCTAGTTTGTAATGCCAGATAGAAACATGCGGAGCAAGATATTCACCCTTGAGGATATCAGCGAGCTCCATTTTAATGGTATCTCCTGATCCATTACGAACTGTACCTTCTGAGCTAATTGCTACAATTAAGTAATCGTCTAGTTTCGACGCACCTTGTTCGATGGCGCCAACGACATCCTCACGAATATCACCAGACAACCATTCATCGATCGTAGAGATCTTAGGCCGTAAACCTTGGAGCTTGTTGATAGCCATAGGCCGTACCTCGAGCAATGAACCCGTGAGGAAATTTTCGACTCCTTTCTTCGTGGAAGCCAATTTCACACGCATAGCTCGAGAGCCAGTTGTGTTCTGCATGGATCCCTCAGTTAGGAATTGAAAAAGAGGTCCACGCGCGCGAGTGATAGCTGTCCGAAAAGGAGACATTACTTCGTCTGCTTGCTTCATTGTTGGAGCAGTTGTGACTTGGTGAGTCGTCGACGTATCAACATTCAGAAAATAACTCTGAATACATTCGGCGTACATCGATTTGGCTGCACCTCTAGCGACAATCAAGTACTGCTTAGTCGTTAGACGTTTCTTGATTGTCTTTTTGACGTACTTCCCACCATGTCCAGACGTAAACGGTTGATAGACGCTTCTCTCGACGAAATACCACCACCCAAAAATCTCCTCGGCCCATAGCTTGAATGAGGGGAGGAGATGGAGGTCGCTTCCATCGGTGAGTGTTAGTTCGTTTTCGCAATATCGAACAAATCCTTCAACAGCTTGGTCATCGTAATAGAAATTAGGGTTAGCGATGAGCGCGTCGATGCGGTTCATCTCCATAGCAACTTCTCTATTAACAGGAACATCGCCTTGGAGGACCGCTTCGCGGAACTGACCATAGTAAATCGGTATTGCTTTATTGGACAGAGCCATGCCAACCCTCCTTCCTATTTCAAAGTACTTGCTACCTTCTTCGTAATTGCCTGACTTGCGATCGTTGTGATCTGTTGCTTGGCAACGTTTGCTAGAATATCAGTAGCAAATTTTGAACCAGCACTCTTCTGTCCAGCATTTAACCTAGAAAACTGCTGTTCGAGATTCATTCTCGTAACAAGATCTTGAAGATCCTTGTTGGAGAGAGCTGCAGAGCCACTTTTCTTAACAACCTTGTGAGCTGCGTTTGCCCGAGTTGCATCTCCCGACGGAGGCGTTGTTGCGCCTCTCTTAGATCGAGAAACTCCTCCTGAAGAGCGACGAACACCCCACTTTTGCCCTTTGACACCATGATGGGAAAGAATTCCTTCAACTACGTCACTCATGCTCATGTCCATATCCCACTCTTTCTCTTTCAGTTCAAACGTGGGACCTTCGAAATCTCCTGTCCAAATAGCAATCTTGTCGAATGATACAAAAGAAGTACCAGGAAAATCTCGCTTATCTGGTTTTGCAGGACTTGCTGGGAATCCTAGAGTTAGATGTGGAGTCCACTCATCGAACTGCGGTGTTGAATCATATGCTGCTTTAATATTGTCATTCTGAAGCATATACGCGCGCGCGCGCGAGATGTTCTTAAATGACCAACGTTCGTTGAAGAAGAGAACATCTGCATCGTCTGGGCCGAGTAAACCTCGGTGGTCGACGTCCAAGCCGAATCGGAAGAGTGAGGTTTCCGCCGTATGTTGAACAAAATCGATAATCTTCTGTAGATTCGGATTCTTTGACTGATCTCCGAGTAATAGAAGCGTCATGTGTGGAATCTTATCGTTAGAGATCTTCCACACGTAGTCATCTTCTTTAGGAATTGCTACGATCGCTGTGCCAACCATGAAAACCTCCTCTCAGACGGTGACTTCGATGTCGATCCAATAATTGGCTGCGTGGAACGAGCTGGTCGGAAACGTAACATCCCCGGCCGCAGTAGTAAAGCTATCCTGGTCGCCAGCTGTTGCTTCAGCGGCGCTATCAGCATGGATAATCCCGCTTGTTACGCCAGATGCACCATCTCCAACGTCCCAGTAGAACGCCGTTGCCGAATATCCGGTCGGTGCACCAAAGACACACACTTTATAAATATGGGCGGTATCAATCAGGATTGGCGTTGCTAGTGTATGTTTGATCCAACCGACATTCGTGCCCGGTGCGTCAATGGTCTCTGCGGGAGATATCAGCAGGTGTGAATCAGAATCAAAAATCCCGCAACGAGTCGCGAATGGATTAAAAGCAGTAGTATCGGTGCCATTAAAAGCACGTGGTGCACGCCAGAAGTAGATGGCCGTGACGGCGCAAGCTACAGTCACACGAAATTGCATGCCCATCGAATATGTCGATGGATCGTTTTCCCACTGACCTGGACCATCGGTCGCTGGCCAAACTCGATAAGTAGTTGGCGGTTCGCTATCGGGTGTCCAGATGTTTTGATTTGCAATTATAAGTGCGTCTACATCTTGATTCGCAACTCGCCCGAGATCTGCTGATGATAAATCAATCTCTACCATCACGGCACCCGGAAGTATAGATGAAGCGGGTTCGAATCACTCGCAGGAGGCCAGTCTAGTGTCGGAACAAGTGTAACAGTGATCGATTCGCCATCTGCTCCAGTTAGACCTACGTCTCCGTCGTCGCCTTTAGGACCCGTTGGCCCTGTGGCACCGGTAGATCCATCCGCTCCATCTGGTCCAGTGAGGCCCACATCTCCATCATCACCCTTTGGTCCTGTTGGACCTGTATTTCCCGTATCTCCTTTAGTTCCAGTAGACCCCGTAGCCCCAGTAGGTCCTGTATTTCCAATCGGTCCTTGGATACCCTGAGACCCCGTAGCTCCTGTGTCACCAGTATCTCCCTTCGGACCCGGAACTCCCTCTAGAACAGCGTCAGCAATCAAAACGTTGACGCCATTAACATCGACGAAGTAAGGTAGAGTGAGCCAAGCACTAGTTCCATTACCAAGTTTAAATTTGTTGGTATCTGTCTCTATTCCTGGCTCACCCGCGCGAAGAATCGGATTCGCAGTGGCCCAACCAGAGGCAGAACCTCGTCTAAGTTTGAATGTGAACATCACACCTCCTATGGGCCGCCGCCGTCTAGAATTCCATCATCAAGTTCCTCTGAAATTGGCCAATCTTCAAATTCTCGAACCACATTCAAACGCCATTCGAGCTCTTCGATCTGCTTCTGAACAGCACTGACAAAGTAGCCGGTCGTTGGAGGATCAAAGAGCATACGAACACGGAGATAGATGTAAGTCTTTACCGAATTAAGTCTAAGATCGCCTTCGAGGAAGTCGGACCATACGGCCGTAGCATCGTCAATGGCAAAGCCGTCAATTGGACCGATGCCCAACTGGTTCAGAGTCGAGAAGACCGAGTTGATGTGAAGGATTATATCTGGATCAAAGGCTGTATAGCTTTCTTCGATTCCAAGATTCTTCTTTGTGCTGGTCAAAATGCTTTCGGTCATATAGTCACCTCCTTAATCGACTCTAGTGATATATGTTAATTACGGCTGCACGTCGATGTGTACATTTTCCAGAGCAGCAATTGCGGCCTGCTCTGCAATCTGCTTAATCTGAGCATAATCAATAACCTGTCCACCACTTGAAAGTTGACCAACTGCATTTCCGAGTGCTGCAACTTGAGCACTGAGAGAAGCGAACTTCGGGTACATATACTTATCACGGAAGGTGTTAAGATCGCCTACAACGCCACCCTCCCTGAACTGATTTACGATGTCATCAACAACGGCCTTACGTTCGGCTGGAGTCATGGGTGGATCTCCTATCGGTGTTTGAGTTAGAAGTGAATCTGCGAATACGTTGTAATCGTAGCCGCCTCGATCGAGAACATATTGAACGCCAATTTTCCCCGCGGGGATTGACGTCGGTTTTCCATTATCTGGATTTGCGACCCAATCTCCACCTTGACGCTCAACCGTGTACACGTATGCTTTTGTGTAACCAGCCGCATGCATGTTCACTTTCCAAGCCGAGATAGCTGCGCGCGCGCCTGCGGGATCCCGATCAAAGATGCTAGGTTCTACATCGTAGAACACGGGATCTGTTTTAGGATAAACATACGTAGGAAGGCGAGCAATCATTCCTAAAGCATCTTGCTTACCAAGCGCTGTCGTGAGAGTCCCAGAAGCATTCAAAGAAGTCCAGATAGCCCACCAATGGCGACCAGATCTTCGAACTGCGGCGACCTCAGCCGCTGTCCATTGGTGTGGTGTGTGCCCTCCGGCGTAACCACAAACGACCTTGGCCCAAGCGGGATAACTATCGTGTGCATAAGCAGTGTCAACACCATCAATCATGAAAGATCCTTTCTACCATAGCCTTGTGTCATCTTGCTTACGTTCAACGAACGGTTTCCTCAAGAGCGACTCGTCACCATAGTGAATAGCATTGTGAGTGAGATGGGTTGTTGTAACGAGAAACTCAGGATCGAGAATCCTCTCGTCCCCATCGATGATGTCATCGGCCGTCATTGGGTTCATGTGATGAACGATCACTCGGTCATGAATTTCATAACCTTCAATTCCAAGATCACAGCCGTTATCACGAACAATCAGTTGGTTGCGAACGTGCCGCCATTGCGAAGAGGTATAGAACTGTTGGTTGATGTAGCGATCGAAACCGAACGTCGACTGCCCGACCTCTCCTCGAAGAGAGAGATATCGAAACCTCTCTTCAAAGGTTCTCAGTCGTCTCAACTCACGATAAGTTCTAATCATCATACTCGTCTTGCTCCATTGGATCTTGACCAGCGTAAGAACGCATGGCATCAAGAGCTGTCTTGTACAATTCCTCTACGCGTGCGGCTGAAGCCATTGCTTCAATCTTGGCTTGCATTAATTCGTTCTCTTGAGCAAGCCTTTCCTGCTCAAGACGCTCACGACTCGATCCTAATTTCAGATACAAACTAATTACTTGTGAGGAAGCAGTTCCCTCTCTCATTTGCTTCTCTGCAAGATCGACCGCAAGGGCAACCAACTGATTCTCGCGACCTTCAGGAGTAGTTGCAGGCGGCCTTTTGGGCTTTGCCGGTGTGTTATCCTTCCGACGAGCAGGCATCCTGCCTCCTTTCAAGGACTTTTAGATTACTTCTCGAGGCTCAAGATCAACAACATTGTGCCAAAAATCCCGCCGGGGATATTTTTTAG